CTGGACCCACCATGGCAACCCGGTCGCCGCCTGGTGCTTCGACAACGTCGAGGTCAAGCGCGGCGTGGACAACCCCGACCTGATCAAGCCGGTCAAGCCACCACGCAACACAGGAGGCAAACGCATCGACTCCGTGATCCCGGCTGCCCTGGCGGTCGGTGCCTGGAGCACCCGAGGACAACTCCAGCCCGCGCGCCGCCTGGGCTACGGCTTCCGATGAGTGAGGTGACATGACCACTGCCCCGAGCGAGACCGCCTCGGAACGTCTCGATGATGCTGCGGCGATGGCGATGGCCAAGGTCATGGCCGACGAACTCAACGACCTGCGCCCCGGTCTCCAGGTCTACGAGGACTACTACGCCGGAATCCAGGCGATGCCGACCGAGCCGAGGCGGCTCACCCAGGCCCATGCCGACCTGCTCGCGATGAGCGTGTCGAACTGGACGCGGCTGATCGTGGACGTGGTCAACGAGCGGTTGGTTGTCGGAGGCATCAAGTCCAGCCAGAATGCCGACCTGGACGAGGACGCCTGGGGATACTGGCAGGCCAACAACCTCGACTTCCACTCGCCAGCCGTCCACCTGTCGGCGCTGAAGTTCGCCTACACCTACACGTCGGTCTGGCCCCGCGAGCAGGGACTGCCACCGCGGATCCAGGGTGAGTCGCCGCTCCAGGTCCACGTCCGCAGGGACGAGATCACCGGGGAGCCGACCGCCGCGATCAAGGTCTGGGAGGGCGCCTCCGCGCCCCGCTCGCTGTACGTCTCGCTGTACCGGCCAGAAGGTGTCTACCGGTTCCGGTCGACCCAGCCGCTGGAGGCGCTGGACAAGTTCATCCAACGCGCCCCGCAGACCGTCGACCTGTCCGCGATCGACATCGTCCCCCGCGATCCCGATGATGACGGCGGCCCGTTCCTCGACAACCCGATGAAGAAGGTGCCGTTCGTCTGGTTCCCGACCCAGCCCGACCTGATGGGCAGCACGTCCAGCGAGATCGCTGGCGTCATCCCGATCCAGGACCGGATCAACCGGACCACCTTCCACCGGCTGCTGACGCAGGAGTTCCACGCCTTCCCGCAGCGGTGGGTGACCGGCATCGACATCCCGGTCGACCCCGACACGAACCAGCCGGTCTCCCCGTTCGACTCCGAGGTCGACCGGCTCTGGACAGCGTTCGCACCCGAGACGCAGTTCGGCCAGTTCCCTGCCGCGAGCCCCGATGGCTTCCTCAACGCCAACCGTGAAGACATCCAGGCGCTGGCGACCCAGAGCCGGACCCCGCCGCACTACCTGACCGCAGGCATGGGCAACTTCCCGTCCGGTGAGTCGGTACGAGCCACCGAATACGGCTTGAGTCGCAAGGTCGGCAACCGCCGCGCCACCTACGGCGAGGCCTGGGCCGACACCATCCGCCTGGCAGCACTTGCCGCAGGCAACCAGTCACTGGCCGAGGACTTGCAGATCGGCGTGGTCTGGGAAGACGTCGAGGCCCGCAGCGAAGGCGAGATCGTCGACGCACTGCTCAAGATGGCCACACTCGGCGTACCACGCAAGGTGCTCTGGGAGCGCTGGGGCGCCAGCCCGACCGAGGCCGCGCGGTGGGAGGACATGCTCGCCACCGAGGCAACCAACGAGGCCGGACTGGGCCTCGCGATCGGCCAGGGCACCGCCGTCGTGCCGCCCGGCACGCCGAAGCCGACTGAGCCGCCGAAGCCGGCGCCTGGCCAGTGAGCGCCAGCGGAGACGCCTGGCGACGGATCATCCGCAATTCCGCGGTGCTCGCCGCCGCCGTCCTGACCGGCGACTGGAACACGCTCCGACCGCAGTACGTCCTGACCGACTTCGACACCACCGCAGCGGTCCTCGACACCTCCGCCGTCGCCACCGCGACCAGGGTCAACACGATCCTGTGGTTCATCGACCTGCTCGCCGGCCACGGCCTGCCGGTAGACCTACGCGCCACGATCCTGCTGGCCGACCGACCGGAGTTGTCCCGCACCCTGTACTCGGCCGGACCCAAGTACGCCGCCGACCTGATGGCCGCTGGCATGCCACCCGACCAGGCGATGCGCAAGGGCTATGACCGGCTGGCGCTTGCCGCTGGCAACTACATGGACGCTGTCTCCAAGGACGAGTTGCAGCGGGTCATGGGGGAGAACAACTCCTACGTCCAGGGCTACCGCCGCGAGGCCAAACCATCGGCGTGCGGGTTCTGCCGCATCCTGGCCGCCCGGACCAACCCCGCCCTGGTCGGCTCGGTGATCTTCAACGTCACCGAGAAGTGGGCCAAGCCCCACCCGAACTGTCGGTGCGTCCTGCTACCGCAACCCATCTTCCGGGTCATCCGAACGCTCAGCCGCGACGAAAAGGCTGCCGTCCGCGACCTGAAAGCCGACCTGCTCGCCCAGCGTGACGCCGCCTTGAGCGGCATCAACGAGCGCCGCCAGGTCGCCTGAAACAACCACCTGTTGCGCAAGGCAACAGAGGCCGAAAGGCAGATTGCATGACCGACACACCACCCGAGACTCCCTCGGAGACCACGACCCCCGACACCGGGGAGACCAATCAGGAATCACCCGATACAACCTCAGAGCCAACAGCCGCTGCGGAAGCCAAGCAACGGGCCTACTGGCAGCGAGAGGCGCGCAAGAAGGACAAGGCACTAGCCGAGGCCAACGCCGCGCTCGAAACCCTGCGCGAGAAGTCGAAGACCGCCGAGGAAAAGGTGCTCGACGACGCGCGCAAGTCCGCCCGCGAAGACGCCGACAAGGAGTGGACCGCCAAGTACCGCACGCTTGCCGTGCGCAACAAAGCGCTCTCCGTCCTGGCTGCCACCGTCCGTGCGCCCGATCTCGTCCTGGCCCAGTTGGACCTGAAGGACATCGAGGTGAACGACGACGGCGAGGTCGATGAAACCGACCTCAAGGCCCGCATCAACGCGGTGTTGGACCAGTACCCGTTCCTGGCTGTCGGCGCCGCTGCCGATCCGCCTCACCCTCATGCCGATCTCGGCGCACGCAAGCAGGCTCCCGCGTCCAAAGACGCCAGCACTGCACTGCGCGACGCCCTGAAGGGTCGGTGATACCCCCGAAGGAGGGGAATCCATGGCTACTTCCTACGTATCCCGCGCGGATGCCGCAGCGCTCATCATCGAGCAGCGCTCCAGCGAGATCATCGAGGCCGCCGTACAGAACTCCGTTGCCCTGAGCACCTTCCGACGTGTCAACGTCGGGTCCTCGGTGCTCAAGTACAACATCCTCGACTCGCTGCCGAACGCCCAGTGGCTGGTCCCGGCTGCCGGTGCCGACGCGGACCTCGTCAAGAAGCCGACCACCACGATGGACTGGATCACCGGCACGGTCGGCGTCGAGGAGGCCGCGTGCATCGTGGTCCTGCCCGAGAACGTCATCGACGACTCGACCGTGGACCTGTGGGCCGAGGTCCGGCGCCGTGGGGCCGAGGCCATCGCCCTGCTGATCGACAGCACGGTGCTGTTCGGTACGGCTCCGGTCGGCGCGGTGCCCGCGTCCTTCCCGGTCGGTGGCATCGTTGGCCGAGCGATTGCCGCAGGCAACAACGTCGCCGCGACCGGCGCGATCGTCTCCGACTGGGCCGCCGCGATGCAGTTGGTCGAGAATGACGGCTACGACGTGGCCCGCGCGGTCGCCGGCCCGCAACTCAAGGGCACCTTCCGCACGGCGGTGAACGCCCAGGGCCAGCCGCTGCTGTCCAACTCGTTCACCACCGACTCGGCCGTCGCGCCGTTCGGCGTACCGGTGACCTACACGAACCGTGGCACCTGGGACAACACCAAGGCGGTCGCACTGATGGGCGACCCGCAGTACGCCTGGATCGTGATGCGCCAAGACATCACCGCGAAGGTGCTCGACCAGGCCACCGTGGGCGACATCAACCTCGCCGAGCAGGACGCTCTGGCGCTGCGGTTGAAGATCCGCATGGGGTTCACCGTGGTCGCTCCGAAGATGCCCGGCACCCCGGCCAACGCCTACCCCTTCTCGGTCCTCACCCCCGACCTGACCCCGTAAGAGGTAGACCGTGCTGGCAGTCGCGATCGAAGAGTACGAGGTCCTGACTGGGACTTCGGTGCCTACGGCATCGAGGCCGATGGTGCAGGCCCGGATCGACGTCATTGCGACGTTGGTCTGGGCCTACCTCGGCGTCCAGGCCGCCGCGATGGATTCGCTGTACCACAACGTCTTGGTCTACCTGGTCGCCATGAAGGCGGCGCGGGCCGAGGCGGTGCCGGTCGGCATCCTGTCCGAATCGGTCGGCTCCACGTCGGTCTCGTACGCCAACGGCTTCGGCGACCCGCTCACCCTGACCCCCGACGAGCGCGCTGTGCTCGATGGCCTGATGGGACAGTCGGCTCGCGGGATCCGCTCGATCATCGTGACCCTGGCCTAGACGATGTCCTACCTGAATCGTCGCCTCGTCCGACCAGTCAGGGTCTACACCCGCCACCCAGCCGGGAAGGACGACCAGGGCAACGAGACCTACGGCACCGACTTCTACGACACCCTGTGCTACGCCCAGATCCAGTCCCGCCAGGAGTCGCTCGATGGCCGGTCGTCGGACCAGTTGTACCTGGTCCTGCTCCGCGCCGATGACGTCGAGGCACACTCACTCGACACGTTCTCCTGGCTCGACATCGAGGGGATCGGGCGGGTCGAGGTCGACGGTGACCCGGCGCTGTGGCGGGCGCTGAGCAGTAGTTCAACCGTCCATCACGTTGAGGTACTGGCCCGCAGGTCCAGCAGCCTATGAAGTTCCGCCTGGACCACAAGGGCATCGCCAGCATCAAGCGGGAGTCCTCGACGCACGTCTATGTCCAGGCGGTCGCCGAGGTCGTCGGCGCCACCGTGCCCACCATGGCGCCGCACCGATCCGGCCGCTATGAGGCCTCGATCGACGTGGTCCACATGGGCTACGCCGATGCCCGCGTCCGGGTCTATGCCCGCGACTTCAAGGCCAACTGGATCGAGTACGGCGCCGGTCCGTCGCCGGTCCGTGGTGGCCACCCGTTCATTGCCCGGAGCCCCCTTCGGCGAGCCGTCCTCGCCTGCGGGCTCCGCCTGTCAGAACGAGGAAAGGGGAACTGATGGCCGAGGTCGACGTCGAAGGCCTCATCTCCAGGTTCCTCCGCGACGACACCGCCATCGACACCGCCACCGGAGGCCGGGTCTACACCGACCTGCCGCATGAACGGGAGTACCCAATGGTGCTCATCCAGCGCTCGGGTGGCCCGCCCGTCTCGGGATTCTCCCTGTCCCATGCCGACTGCACCGTCTCGGTATACGGCGGCAGGCACGTCGAAGCGCAGCAACTGATCGCCCTGGTACTGGCGACCCTCGATGGCCTGCCCGGTCAGCATGACGGCGGCTGCGTGGCGAGTGTCGCCGCGAACTCCATCACCTACACACCGGACCCGGAATCCCCGGACCCGGCCGGGCACGCACGGCCTCGCTACGTCAGCGAGATCACCGTCGTCTGCCATCCCTGAAAGGAGCCACGTCATGGCCGCACTAGACACCAAGCCGGTCGTTGGGGCGGGCGGTGGGGTGTACGTCGCCCCCGCGCTGACTGCACCCCCCGCCGACTTCACCGCACTCACCGCCGCCGCCACCCTCTGGTCCTACCTCGGCCTGATCTCCGACGACGGGGTGACCTACAACCCGCTGGAGGAAGACACCCAGGACATGAACGTCTGGCAGTTGACGTTCCCCTGGGACGTCGTCACCACCGCCCAGAAGTCCTCGCTCGCCTTCAACCTGGCCCAGTGGAACCAGAAGACGGTCGAGTTCATGTTCTCCGGTGGCACCTGGACCACCGCCGCAGGTGTCGTCCAGTTCACCCCGCCCGACCTGGGCATGACGGAGGACTACTCGGTCTTCCTGCACGTCAAGACCTCCAGCGCCAACGACATCGGCGTCTACTACCGGCGCGGCAAGGTCACCGAGCGCCAGGAGAGCAACTTCAAGAAGGACGAGATGAGCCTGCTCGGCATGACGGTCGCCATGCTCGGCACCGAGGGCGCCGCGCCGCAGATCCTGTACTTCAACACTGACGGCATGGTGGTCGCTCCGTGACCAATCCCAACCTGCTGGACCTCGACGCCCGCCGTGCGCAGGTCCGCGAGGCCAAAGGCGAGTTCGTTGCCATCCGCATCGGTGGCATCGACTTCAAGGCACCGACCGAGTTGCCGGTCACCTTCGCCTACTACATGACGCAGATGGAGATCGAGAAGGCGGTCCAGTCCCTGTTCGGGGACCAGGCCGACGACTTCCTCGCACTGGGACCCACCGTGCCCGACCTGGAAGCGATCGTCTCGCACTACGGCGTCTCCCTGGGGGAAGCCAAGGGGCAGCCGCCGTCCTTGTCCAGCATCCCCGCGAACTAGAGGCAGACCTCCAGCGCTACTACGGCATCGACGCACGCGATGCGTGGACGGGCAGGCTCGGAACGCGGCGACTCCTCGCCATGATCCAGGGCCTGCCCGCCGACTCCGCATTGGTGCGCAAACTGTCCGGGGGCTGGAGTGACGACCGGGAACTGGCTGCCGCCCAGGTCGAGATCCTGCATGCCATCTACCGCGCAACGCTCGCCGCTGGCGGCATGAAACAACTCCCGCCACCGCTGCGCATCCCCCGCCCGAACCAGTACAACGCCGGACCGCAGAAGCGGCTGGCCACCAAGTCCGAGGCCGTGGATTTCTTCACCCGGAGGTGAGCAGTGGCGAAGGTCGGCGACGCTTACATCGAAGTCAAGCCCGACCTCGACAAGTTCAGCACCGCCCTGCGCACCCAGATGGCTGGCATCAGCGGCAACGCTGACAAGGAAGGCAAGAACACCGGCCTGCGGTTCGGCAACGCCATGCAGACCGGGGTTGCGTCCTCCCTCGGCCGCAAGGGCGCCCTGATCGGCCTGGCTGCCATCATGGCCGGACCGATCTCCTCGGTCCTGTCCGGTCTCGCGGGTGGCCTGACGGCTGTTGCTGGCTCGGTTGGTGCCGCAGCCGGATCGGCCGCCGCAGCCGCCCCGGTGATGGCCTCGCTCGGTCAGGCCATGGGCACGGTCAAGTTGGGCTCGATGGGCATGGGCGAGGCGCTCAAGTTGTCCCTCAAGGCCCAGAAGACTCTGGCCGCTGGCGGCAAGTTGACGAAGAAGGAGCAGGAAAAACTCACCGTCGCGATGAAGGACATCTCCCCGGCTGCACGCCAGATGGTGGCCGAGGTGCTGAAGATCCAGCCCGCCTTCAAGAAGATGCAACTCGGCGTGCAGGAGAAGTTGTTCACGGGCCTGAACAAGACTCTGGGCGGGCTGGCGACCAAGTTCCTGCCGCTGTTCGGGACCGCGCTCGGCCAGTCCGCGACGATGCTCAATGGCCTGGCCAAGAACTTCGCCTCGACCAACACGTCTGCTCGGGCGATGCGGGACTGGGGCCTGATCCTCGACAGCAACAACACCATCATGGGCCACCTCGGGCTGGCCGCGACGGACGTGTTCTCGGGTATCCGGGCTGCCCTGGTGCCGCTGATCCCGTTCGGCCAGGCGCTGGCCAGGACGATCATGAACACGGCCGCCTCCTTCAAGTCATGGGCCGAGAGCGCCAAGGGCGCCAAGGGCATCACCACGTTCATGACGCAGGCCTTCAAGTCAGCCGGCCTCCTGTGGCGGATCGTCAAGAGTCTCGGCATCGCGCTGTTCAACATCTTCTCGGCCGGTACGACGACTGGTGACTCGCTGCTGCTGACGCTGGCGAAACTCACCGAGAAGTTCGCCGCCTGGACGAAGTCCACCGAGGGCAAGAACAAGTTGGCCGCGTGGTTTGAAGAGGGCCGCCAGACGATGATCCAGGTCGGAGGCCTGGTCGGCGACGTCGCCAAGGCCTTCGGCAAACTGGCTGGCACGGCCGACCCGTCCGATACGGTCGCCAGCCTGCGCGAAGCGATCAAGCCGATCCTTGAACTGATCCAGCAGTTGAACGCCACCGGCATCGGCCAGCAACTGATCGACGGCGTCACTCAGATCGCCACCGCGCTGGTCAATATGAACGCTGGCGGCGGCGTGTCCGCGTTCGTCGGCACCCTCGCCTCACTCGCCACCACGGTGGCCAGCATCGTCACCTCCATCCCCGGTGGCACCGCCGCAGTCGGCACCCTGTCGGCCTCCCTCGGTGCCCTGGCAGCGATCCGGTTCGCTGGCTCGGTCACCGGCATCACGGGTTTCGCAACGTCGCTGGCTGGCCTGGTCAAGTCCCAAGGTGGCGTGGTCGGATCGTTCGACACGCTGCGGCTCAAGGGCATGTTCATGGCCGATGGGCTGCGGGCTGCCGGGTCGAAGGCCGCCAGCGGCATGAGCACTGCCTGGACGGGTATCCAGTTGGGCGGACTCGCGGCTCAAAGCGGCATCGCCAAGGCCAAGAGCGGCATCAGCACCGCGATGACCGGGATCGGCGTCGCCGCGATCGACGCCAAGGCC